ACAAGTTGGTGATATTGGTTATGCTCAAGACATTGCTGCATCACAAAGACGTAAAGAACAATTTGGTGGATGGACTAGTATTGCAAGTGCTGGTTATGAATATAAAGCTAAAAAAGATTTATACGAAAGTTAATTATGGCATTAAAAAAAGAAGGAACACAAATTAGTTTAAAAGCTCCAAGTGGAAATGTACCTTATGTTCCTGGTAAAAGTTATGCAAGTATAGCTTTTGATTCTTTTAAACCTACATTAGATAGATTACAAACAGAAGCTGATCAAACTGCTCAAGCTAATTATTTTCAAGATTTTCAAATAAAAACAAGAGATCAATTTGAAAAATTTAGAAATGAATTTTCAATGGATCCAGATAAAATGAAAGCAGCAACTGATACATATTCTAAAACTCTATTAGATTCTGTACCTGCAGCATACAAAATACAAGCTAATGCAATGTTATCTGCTTATAGTCAAAACTCTATAATTTATGCAAGTAGCAGAAAAAAAGAATTTGATAATAATAAATTAATTTCTGATAGAGATACTAAATGGAATAATTTTAATACTGAAGCTGAATTTAGTATGAGAAATTTTAATAATCAAGAATTAGATTTAGCTATTACTGGTATTAATAAACAATTTAAAAATAATCTTTTACAAATTAATGAAATAAGTCATGAAGATTATGAAAACTTAGTTTTAAATAATGGACTAATTAGAGAAAAAGATCATGTTACAAATATAAGAAATCAAGCTGAAGCATTAATGACTGCAAGAGGATTTCATATAATGATGAGTTTATATAATAATGGACAAGAAGTTGAAGCTTTAAATTATTTAAATGATTTTATGAATAATCAAGATGCATATGAAATAGAAAGAGATTCAGAATTTGAAAATAATCCTATGTTAAATATAGTTGATAATTTATATCAAGATGATGATGATAGAGCTAGAATAGGAAATAATATTCTTAAAAAATATAAAGCATTTCATAGAGATGCTATTTATGGAAAACAAAAAAAACCAAATATAAATTTAGACGCATTTAAAGAACCAGGCAGAGCATTATCTTTAGAAAATTTTAAAGGTGGTGATGTTAGTATGGATGAAATATTAACACAAATACCTGTAGAAATTGGATCAAATAAATATTTTGATTTATTAGATTATGTAAATAATGCAAACAGAATACAAAGTATTGTTTCTAAAACAATGCAAAATGAAGATAGAATTTATAAATTTGAATCTGATGATGATAAAGAAATGTGGGCTAAAGCTATTTTGGCTAATCAAAATCCACCAATATATAAAATACAATATTCAGATGTAAATACTGATAGTTTTAAAACTGCTATAAATTTATTTGCTAAACAAGATTACTTTCCAGAAGAATTAAGAAAAGTATTACAATTAAGTGATGCTGGTTCATTTAAAGATGAAGGAACATTAAATGATTTTAAAGATAAAGCTTTAATGTATCAATATGTAAGTAATGATGAATTGTTTCCAGATGTTGAGTACAATCCTTTATATCAAAAAGCAATTGATTCTGGAGTTTTAGAAAGTATTGTAAATCAAGATTATAATAGAGCATCATCTGTATTAGAATCATTACAAAATGAAAATTTAGATGTTAAATTAACAAATATTGAAGCTCAATATGATGATGGTAATAAAGCATTTGAATTATTTTATAATAAACAATTAAATTCTCCTCATTTTCTTTTAAAATATTTTGCAAATGAAAAAGATCCTTTACATAAAAGTTTGTTTGCACAAAGTGATCAAACTACTTGGATAGCTTGGGAACCTAGTAAAATTATTCCACCAGAAATTCAAACTAAAGTTAGAATGATGTGGAATGAAGAATTAGCTTCTATGACTGTTGGAGAAAATCCAGATATTTGGTCTAAACAAAATGGTCGTTTAAGATCTAAAGCATTTAATAGAGTAATGAAAAGATTACAAGATGAAGGATATGGTATTGAAACAAATACTTCTGATGGTAAACCTAAATTAGTTAGAAATCCATTTTGGCAAAGATATGGTACATTAAATAATAATGATGTTTATGCAGCAATAAAAGAAGATTTTATGATGCTTAATAAAAATGAACAATTATCTAAATATGATACTAATAAATGGGAAGAAGTAGAAGGTTACTTTAGACAATGGGCAGATAATAAAAATGGTAATGTTAAAATTGCTATTGATAGAAATAATACAAAAGATGAAACTGGTTTTTATTCTTATAAATTAACTATGCATATTGGCGACGATATGGTTACTTTAGATAAAAATTATAAGCCTACAGCTTGGACTAATTTAACTGATTTTGAAGCTCCATCAAGTAATGCTCAAATAGTTAATCATACTACAAATAAAATATTTGAAGCAATGCAAAAATCTAAATTTTTTAATAATGATATTACTAGTAAATCTTTATCATTAATAACAAATACTCCTATGGGTACTTGGGATATGGATGAAAAAAATACTTGGACTAAAAGAGCTATATATTCAGTAATTAGAAATGGTATTAAATTATCTGATTTTAGATTTTATCCAGATGTTCCTGGAATTGATGATACTCCAATGGAAATTAGACCATTTGCTTGGATTGCAAGAATGATGGGTTTTAAAGGAGATTTAAGAGAAATTAGAACTGAATTACAAACTGCAGCAAGTTATGCAAATAAAAATTTATCTTACCAAAAGAAAATAAATTTAAGTAGAGATTTATCTGATGCTGAAAAAATAACTGAATCAGCTTTACCACCTGAAGAAACAGTTATGAGTAGAGATATGACTAATAGAAATTTAAAACAATGGGCAATTGATAATTATCAAAATGAAGATTATAGATTAACACATAGAACAAATAATTGGACAGCTGTATCTTCTGCAGGTTGGGATGGTGAATTAGATATTACATATACAAGAGGAGATAGAAGATTTGCTATATTTGCTAAACCAAAAGATAGTATTAGAGCTGCAGTTAAAACAATTATTAATCATTCAACATTAACTTCTGGCATAAATGAAGTAGATAAAAGATATGGATCTGAGCCTACATTTGAAGAAATATTTAAAATGTATGCTGAAGATAATGAAAGTTATTTACAAGCTTTAGAAAATAAAACTAATTTTGATCGTAATGATAAAATTAATTTAATGAACGCAAATGAAATGCATAGATTACTTAAATTTATTGTACAACATGAAATGGGTAAAGATTATTATTTAGATAAATTTGGCTCTAATAGTGGTTATGTTAATTCAGTTATTTTCCAAGGTTTTAATGAAGCTATAAATTCTTATAATGGTGAATTAGGAAAATTATAATGGCAGTTTTTTTTCCACAACCAATTACTAGTTTAGATATAAGTGAAAAAAAAGAAGAACCATTAAAATATAGTTTAACTGATGCATGGGATGGTTTTAAAGATGAAAATTTATTAGCAATTACTGCTGAAAAAATATTAGATAATTCAGATTTTCCAGAAGAAAATAATTACAATCCATCTAATGATCCTCAATTAAGAGGATATAAAGATTATATGCATCATTTTTATTTTAGTAAAAGTAGTGCAGAAACAAGTGCTATTATAAAAAAATTACAAGCTCATGAAGATACAGCATATCATTCTCCTTGGTATTATCTTGGTAGAATGGTAGGAGCTGTTACAGATCCATCATCATTATTGTATATGACTAAATTAGGAAAAATTCCAAAACTAGTTGGAGCTTCTATGATTTCAGAAGAAATTATTAAACAAAATTTAGATCCAATGAGAGATGATACTCTTGTTCCAAGTGTTGCTGCATTTAGTTTAACTTATCCTTTTTTAATTAATAAACTTTCAGCACCAACTCCAATTAAAACTCAAAGAGCATTAAAAGAAGCAGATGATTATTGGATAGCTGGAAAAAAAGATCAACAACCTATTAAAACAGATGATATTGCTGTTGATGGAACTTTTGTAAATCCAAATAAAGCAGATCCTCCACCTACTTCTGTTGGAGCTGAAGGTATATCTACATCTATTAGACAAACAGCTAAACAAAAAATGGAAGGTGAAGGATTTGTAAAAACTAATCTAGGTGTATTTGGAGAAGATGGGCCATGGACTCCAGTATTTAGATTAGTAAAACAAAAAACATCTTTAACTGCTAGAAAGATGATTGGTGATTTATTAGACACTCCTTTATTAAAATTAAAAAATACAAAAGAATGGGGATTTCAAGCATCTGGTAAATCAATTGAAACTGATATGCGTATGATGAGAGTTGGTGAAATAGAATCTCATAAAATGATTAAAGATGAATATACAAAATATATTGCTAGACAACAAGGATCTGACAAAATACCTAAAACAGATTTAGGTTTAAATTTACATAATAGATTAACTAAAGATACTCCAGAAGGTTTTATGGATAGAATGTCTTTAGCGCAATTTAGTCATGAAGTAACAAGATCTAGATTAAATGGTTTTTCTCATCCTGTTCCAGAAGTTGCATCTGCAGCTAGACATACACAAGATAAAGTTTATGGGCCATTATTTGAAAAAATACAACAATTAGGTATTAGAGAAATGCCAATAGAAACTGAATTATTTTTCTGGAAAAGTCAATTAGATGCAATGAAAAAAAATAAAGAAATGTTTAGAAGTTATACTTCTCAAGTTGATAATGTTACAACTACATGGAATATTTCAAGAATTGAAAATCAAATAGACAAATTAACTCAAAGACTTGCTAATGTTAAAAAACGTGGAGTTAATGATTATATTAATATTATCTATGTTAAAAATGCTATTGAAAAAAATCCAAATAAATTTAAAGAAATTATTAGAGGACATTTTCAAAGAGCTAAAATTACTATTAATGAATCTAAGTTAAATCAATTAGTTAAAGATTTATCTAATCATTTTCCATTTATTAGATTTGAAAAAACAATGGGAGATTTAACAGAAAGATATGCATTTAATAGACCAAGATATGCAAGATCAGTAAGAGCTAGAGAATTAAATTTAGATAGAATAGCACAAGAAGAATTACTTGATGGTGGTTTTATACTTAGTGATATATTTGCTTTACAAAAAGCTTATGCAAGACAAATAATACCAGATATTCTTTTAACACAAAAATATGGTGATCCAAATGGATTAGGTGTTAAATATTTTTTAGATGGTGAAATGTCAGGTTTCAATCCGGGATTAATGACAATTAATAATGAGTTTAATGCTAAAGCTCAAAGTATATCAGTTACACCTCCTAAAAATCTTACTGGTAAAGCTAGAGCTGATTGGATTAGAAATACATTAAAAGAAAAAAGAAAACCAATCTTTAAAGAAAGAGATCAAGTTTTATCTGATTTAGAGGCTTCTATTGAATTAATTAGAGGTACTTATGGATTACCTGCTAATCCTCATTCTTGGACTTCTCAAGCAATGAGAACAGCAAAACATTATAATGCATTAACTATGCTTACTGGTTTTGCAGCAGCAATACCAGATGTAGCTCGTGTTGTAATGACTTCTGGTATTAAACGTGGATTTAAAACTCAGTTTGAAATGTTTTCAAATTTTTTAGATGGTAAAACAATTTACAATATGGGTAAAAAAGAAGCTCAATCTTTTGGTGAAGCTGTTGATATGGTAACAGGACAAAGAGCTATGTTATTTGCTGATGTAGGAGATATGTTTGGTATTACATCTAAATTAGAAAGTGGTATGGGAAAACTTTCTGCTATTAATTTTATGTATGTAAACCTTATGTCAAGATGGACAGAAATGGCTAAGTCTATGGCATCTGTTACTATTGGTTCTAGAATTATAGAAGATTCTATTAAATGGAGTAAAGGTAAATTAACAGATAAATGGAAAACTGCATTATCTACTTCTGGTATAGATCAAGATATGGCTAGAAGAATAGCTAATCAATTTGAAAAACATGGTGAAAAAACTAAACATAATTTTATGGCTAATACTGCTAAGTGGGAAGATGCACAAGCAGTAGATGCTTTTGGAGCAGCTCTTAACAAAGATATTAATATTACTATTGTTACTCCAGGTTTAGGAGATACTCCGTTATTTATGAGTACAGAATTAGGAGCTTTATTAACTCAGTTTAAAAAATTTGCAATTGGTGCAAATCAAAGAATGTTAATGAGAGGTATGCAAGAAGGTGATATTGATTTTCTATTTGGATCTATGTTGTTAGTAGGATCTGGAATGATTATTGATAAAATATATCATGAGTTTAGATTTAATAGAGATTATTCTAAAGTACCATTTACAACAAAATTATTAAATGCATTTGATAGATCTGGTATTGCAGGAATATATACAGATATTAATAAAGCTATAGAAACTTTAACTGATAACAGAATAGGTATTGGGCCAATGTTAGGTGAAGACAGACCATATGGTTCTTCTCCAAGATGGAAAGCTGGAACAATTGCTGGGCCAAGTGGTGGACAGATTTATAATATATTTGACATCTTGTATGACATTGGTGGAAATAAATATAACCATCACACAGCAAAAAATGTGCGTAGGTTAATACCTTTTCAAAATGTATGGTATCTTGATTGGTTATTTGACGATATTCAAAAAGGATTACATTAATGGCTATTACTATTTCAGATACAGAACCACGAGTTCAATATACTGCAACAGCAGGACAAACAAATTTTTCTGTACCATTTGAATTTTTTACAACTGCAGACATTAAAGTTTTTAATGGTACTACACAATTAAGTTATAATGCATCACCATCGAGTGCTTCTCAATATTCGGTATCTGGAGCAGGAGTTTCTGGTGGTGGATCAATTACATTAGGGGGGAGTGGGGCTACCCTTAACGATACAATTACTATTTATAGAGATTTAGCAATATCTAGATCTACTGACTTTCCTACATCTGGTGCATTTCAAATTAGTTCATTAAATGATGAATTAGATAAAATTATTGCTATGTGTCAGCAATTGGAAAGAGATTTAAAATTCTCTCCAAGAGCTGCAGCAACAACAGCAAATACATTTGATATTACATTTCCTAACTTAGCAGCTAACAAAGTATTATCAGTTAATAGTGCAGGTACGGGTTTAGAGTTTG